CTGTCCGATGGTCTGTGTGACCTCAGAGAAGAGAGGCATGAAGGACACCGCACCAGAGGATGTCTTAGCAGCATTATCCACAGAAGAACTTTTAGGGCGCAAGATGGTGATATCCGTCCCGCAGCCCCCCCGCAGGGCGTAAGTGCGAGACATCTTCTTCTGTGCTTCAAAGATGCCTTCCAGGGAGTCTTCCTCGATCTTGATGAGGTAGCAGTTGGACAATGAGCAGCGGACTTCTGTGTTGCCAAGTCCGTAGAGAATAGAACCAGCAGGGATGAACTTTCCATCCCGCAAAAGTTTAGCTATGGAGTCATCCTCTTCTGAGGAGTACTTGGAGACTTTGGTGAACTCCTGCACAACCCGCTCAATTACGTCGTCAAAAGACGATTCTCCTTGATGACAATACTTCTTCTGGGCGACCATACTGATGAAATCTTCCCGGTCTTTCAACCCGACTTCAATATCTTTCTTGGTAATGTGCGACATCCCGCCTCCGGGTAGATTTGTATTTTTGAAGTTGATTGCAGAAAAGTTTGGGAAGCCCCAACATCCATGTCAAGGCTTCCCTATTGCGGGGAGGGTGGGTAGCTAACTAGGTGGTGGAAAACTTAAACCGGACACTAGGGCCAAGCATCCCGCGCAACCGCGAGATAAGCCCATGCTCAAACTCAGACACCGTAGACTTCCGAAGGGCTTCATACTGCTCCTTGGCACGCTGCTTCAGGCACCAATCACAGTTACACTCTGGGCCGTCATCGTCCTCTGCGTCTGCGTATCCCTCATCCACATCTTCCTCAAGAGACAGGTCTTCAGGGATATCATCCACCCCGGAATCGTGCTCGTAGAACTCAAAACCGTCAGTAACGGTCTTGCCGTTTTCCTGCACAACCAGGAAATCGACAGAGCCAGAGCCGTCACGCTTCATGGTCAGCGTGAACTCTTCCAGTTCACCCTCACACATGTCATCAAAAAAACACAGGGTGTTGTCGCAAAACTCCATCACTTCATCACGCTCTTCTTCACAAAACTGTTGCACGTTGACCTCCCCGCTGTGGCGGGCTGTTAGAATGTCTGAGCAGCAGCTAGCTGCTCTTTATACCACTCTGGAAATCCTCTGGTAGCCACACGCAGTACATCCCTACCAAATATCTCCCAGAGTTTGTCCTTGATGTTGTCCTTCTCCTCTTCTGTGATGTCCGAAGTGATCTCCTTCAGAAGAGGGCCGATGTCCTGCGGAGTCTCTGTGAGCCTCCCATCTTCCCGCAAATGGTTTATAGCCTTATGCCAGCGGGCAGGAGTGCAGTACCCCTCAGACATAACTTCAAACTTACCCTTACCAGTGTTCTCTTTCTTCCAATTTGCGCCATTCACCTCTTTGAACTTCTCAGACACAAATTTTCCACAAGTAACGGGGTACTCCTTGTCTTGGAAGTAATGCGTTTGAGCGTAGTTCTTAACAACAAACCCCTCAATCATGCTACCACCAAGAAAGGACATCCTATTCAGCCACACAGAGAAATCCTCGCTGACGGAACAAGTCCCCGTGTAGATGAGGGGAGCTACGTCAATGCCTAACCGAGAAGCAATATCCTTCTTCTCCCCCCTGGTAACAAAGTTTTCCATTTTCAGATCATACACATCCCACAAGACCAGATTCCCTTTGGGGGTGTGATCGTAGGCCAACGTGTTGTGTTTCGGACGGCACAATGCCTCTGTGTAATAAATGTACCTGGATTCCAAAAGGCTCTCAACACTCAAAACATGTGCAATCGAAGGCTGAAATAACTTGTCAGCAGTACCCGCAAAAACTTCAGCACGCTTGCTACGGAAGTAGACCTCTGTGCTTGGCTTTGCGAACACAAAGCAAGAGCCGTCCACCTTCTCTTCCACGAAGACCTTTCCGTGAAACAACTTCCCAAGTCGCTTGTCTCCAATGGCGGCTATCTTTTGGAATCCAGGCAATTTCATGCTACGCCCCCTTGGTAGCCGTAACAGACTTCCGCATGGTGGAACGGAAACTATCCTCCATGTTCCGCATGGAGAGGGTCCGAAGACAGATAGCCTGATCCTTTGTCATCCCGCCCTCAACCTCAAACCGCTTGATGGCGTGCAACGTCTCATCCACACTGCAATCCGTGACATACCGAAGAGCCGCCCGAAAAATGGGGTCAACATCAGAAGCCAAAGTCTTGAGTGTTTGCACAAACGCCTTGAACTCCGGGTCATCCTTCAGAAACGGCAGCAGCCGCGCAAACTGAGCCAGTTCACTAATATCCAAGGTACTCCCTCCCAATTTTTTGAAGTTAATTTCAGGACTCCTGCCCCAACCGTCGAACGAGTATAATAAGTCGTTTCTCTAGGTTTGTCAAGAAGTTTTTTCAAAGTTTTTTTGACATTGCTCTTTCATAGGACAATTCCTACCCCGATACGTTGCGAAGGCTCCGTCCCGACACTCTGGGAGAGGGTCTGGAACATAGGTAGGGTCCACCACCCCGCGATTGAAGGACTCCAATGTGTCTTGGAGATACCCTACAACGTCAGGGTCTTTACGCACAGGGAACACCTTGACCGGGATACCCTTCTGGTGCCTCTTGCTGATGTAGGCAACAAAGCCCTTGTCAGGGTTGAACTGCACCGGAATCTGGGTATCTGCTTGCATCAGCATCATGTAAGCATTGACCTGTATCGTGTGGTCCCCCTTCGGGGCGGTCATAGCCTCAAAGTCCTTCCCCGAACAGGTCTTGAAGTCCAAAATGCGAAGATCACCTGGAGCCACTTCCACGAACCCGTCAATATGCCCCGTGACCCTGTAAGGGGTTTCCATCTTTAGGCTGTATTCAGAGTAGTTGATACACCTTACTGAGGAACCACAGCCAGAACACTCTTGAGAGGGACGCCGCCCGAAATACATAAAGCCGCAGTTAAGGCACTGCCACCAACCCAGGAAGTTCGTGGACAAATAGTCACCAGAGTCTTGCAAGTACCTGTGAACAGCGTTACCAATGTCAAAGGTCATCTGCAATCCAGCCGGGGTGGCCCTCCCCCACATAACACCAGAGCGTAGTCCAAGAATCTTCTCACGAACACATACGTCATGCAGGGACGAACAACGTAAGAAGGACGAATACGGGAACTGCTCCCGCTTCGTAGTCATGTTGAACAGCGCGTGCGCCAAAAGTTGCGGGTCGGCTATGCCGTCCACTTCCGCACTCTTAACTGGTGCTGTCACATCTGAAGAGTAAGTCCTGATAAATCTCATCTTAAAAACCCCATACGTTGGCGTCTAAGAGCCACAATCTTTTCAAGCAGCGAGTCTAGCGTTTCAGTAGGCATATGCCATACGGTCTTACCCGTGGGCTTCACATCCTGACCCCATCCCGCCATGTAATCCTGCCGCTTCATGCCAAGTTGCTCAATAACTTCCTGCACTACAGAATCTCTAGGTTCCTTCCACCCCAACCCATCTGTCAGGTAAATGAAGCCTTCGGCACAGTCACGTTGGAACCAAGCCCCCTCAACAATATCCCCAATAACCTCTGAGGCTGTGATGTCGTCATCCATCTGTTGAGTCCTCCCCAATTTTTTGAACTCAATTTCAGAGCGTATTATACACAATTTTCCAGATTTTGTCAAGAGAAATTATCGTGCTCCTACCTGTAGTGCGTGAACACCCAGAACCGCACATCCGGGGACTCTATCCCAAAGTGCTCAGTAATAAGGGCCTTCACCTTATTGCACTCAAGACGTGTTAAGTAGGGACTGATAGGCTCTAGTCCACCACACTCATCAGACCTGGATAGCACCCTCCCAATAAAGGTGTACTTCCCACACATGCCATCAAAAACAACCGTTAGTCCGTTGTGCGGAACTACTGGCTCAAAGGGATTATCCGTGTACGGCTCAACCACATCCCACATATCGTCGCCGCCTACCCCACCGTCACCTGGAAGTTTTACAGCATACATGACGTAAGTGTTCTGTTGAACACTCATACTGATCTCCTTTGTCAAGAAGTTTCTTCAATAAGCCCCTTGCGGGAAGCACACTCCGCACAATACACAGCACCGCTACCTTCGGGGTCTGAATACCAATCCAAACTGAGCAAAAACTCCGGTATTGATATCCCAAAGTCACACAGATAACTGAGATCGTAATCGTCCTCAATGCCGCAGTCATCACAAGCAACACACAACCTGCGAGAAATTCCCATAACACCCCCTACTTGTTGAAAAGAATCCACCCAGGAAGGAGCAGTATTGAAGCACTCACCCAACCAACAAGAGTCGCCGCAAAAATCTTCACAAAGCCCCAACCAATGGTAAGCCCATCCATAGGGGTGGCTTGCACACCATCAACAATGCTCACGATACCCCCGATGAAACAGACATACACTCCCATGTAAAGACCAAGAACAACACCACACAGCATCAAAAGTGAGCCTAACAGTTTCATGAAATCCCTCCCTCAAGATAAAAAATCGCCTGCTGACTTAGCAAACCAGTGACGGCACAGGTCGGGTAGGAGCAGCAGTCTATCCTCCCCGATCATGCTCAATGCCTTCTTGAACTTACGCTTCCCGCCTCCCCGCCAGACACCCTTCACTTCCAGAAACAGTCCTGACTTCGGGAGGTAAAAATCCGCCGTGTACGAGTGAACTCCGTCTATATCCAACACTACCGATTCGTACTCGTACTCCCACCCCAAATCAAACTTCATTGTCTCTGCTACTATGCCTTCGTAGTTCGACCTGAACGCTTGGTTTAGTCTTGGGAACCAGATGTCACCAGGAGCCAGCCCGCTTGTAACCTTACTGCACTTGGTGGGAAGGCCCACATGGCGGGAAGTACGCACATACTCCACAAAGCAATTAAAAGAACAGAAAGCGGGACAGTCCACCTGGAGGTAGGATAAATCCTTTACGTTGAAACCTATCCCACCCCCACACACAGCACACAACATTATTCCCCCTCATCATCAAGTTTTTGAAACTGTTTGTATTGTCCTTCCCGCTTCATGCTATGGATGCAGCGCAGAGCGGCAGACGCTTCAGAGATGCGACCAGCATACACATAGGTCAGATGCTCAAAAACATCACACATCTCAGCGGAGTCTTCATCCCACACATCCTCAAAAGACATCCCAAGGTAGGCTAAGTCCCCCGTGCTGCCAAAGTTGAGTGCTGTTAAAAAGTTAGGATTTGCGGTATCCTCACATATACTGTGGTTGATGTCTTCAACCAATGCAATCAAGGCTTCTCTATCTTCTGCTTTCACTGTTTCCCTCCCGATTTTTTAGTGGTTCCCTACCCCATTTTTTGAAATCAACTTCACTCTTCGGGAGACAACTTAATCACTTTCTCTAGGTTTGTCAAGTCATTTTTTCAAAGTTTTTTGTGGCGGGAAGGCAGTCCCTCCCGCCAAACTGCAAGAATACCTATTCAGGGATGGTGTAGAGGCTATAGTGACTCAAATCCAGTTTAGGATGCCCTGCTTTTTCATGCAATCCAGCAATCACCTTGAAACCAGAGTACTCAAAAAACACTTCCCCTTCAGGCATACCATCATAAATAAATGCGCCACTAGGCACATCCAAAGCGGCTACAATGGCCTCCTCAAACTCCTTCCGCCGCTTCGCACTACAAGACAGGTGCGCCGACACCTTCAAGCATACGGCGGGTAGGAACTCCACCAAAGAACCGTTAAGGCCACCAATAATAGCAGGGATAGCCTTTCCGGCAAACGTAGACTTAACTCGGATAGCGTCAACAGCAACACCCGTCACTGCCATTTTCTCAAACATCTTCGGAGAAAAAGCGATAGGTGCGTCAGGAACCTCGGCAACAAAACTTGCAGTGAACCAATGCGCCGGGGAGTCTTCCCGCAACGCAGCACGTTCTTCAATAACATCCAAGTCCTCCACAAACAAATAGACAATACTTTTCATCTCCCACTCCTACGGTTATAGGGTTATTTTGAAGTTGATTGCAGAAATTGCTGGCGGGTGGGTAGGCACTCAAAAACCATCAAATATGCTAAGACCAAAAGCAACAAGTGTCAAGAGGGAATCCAAAGAAAAAGAAAATATCTTGGTATCCGCAGAAAACCTTGACTTCCCGAAGCGGGGTGGCTACCTTCTACCCAACAATTAAACACATACAGGAGAAATCGGGATGGCAACACAGAAGAAGAAAAAAGCAGATATATACACGAAAGAGATCATGCTGTCCTATACCCCAGAGACACATGCCAAAATCAAGTTCATAGCCAAACAGAACAAACTCACCCTGTCTGAACAACTCAGGCGCTTCATCACCAACCTGATCGAAATTTATGAACGAAAATACGGTGTTATAGATACCGAAGAGAAAAAGGAAGAAAAACCAGATAGTTAGCTAGTCACCTCTAAAACGCATCAGAATGCCCTGTGAGACGTTCTAGTATTGAAAATGACCTACCATGTGGTTTAGTAGCTAGAACGTCTCCTGGGGCATCCTGGTAAGAATCAGAGGCATGTATACCCAACACTGAGAGCGTACAAACAACTGCCAGGAGAACCCCTGTGTTAGAGAAACTATTCCATACCAAATTACTAGGAAATGTGTTAATACGTTCTGTTGCCTTTCTCAAGTGCCTTCGTTGGAATCCGTGGCTGTTCTCTTGGCTGTTCTCGACGACAGTCGGCCAACTGGGGAATTTTCCCGAAGGGAAAATTTTCCAGCTCTTCTCACCGAAGGCTTTCAGCGAAAGCCGCAGGTGAGCTTTCTTTATTCCTATTAGCTTCTCAGAGAAGATTCCAGATATCTTAAGGAACGGGTTTTCTCCTTGAAGTTTGAAACCACCCTCCCACTTTTTTACCAGGGTTTCAACCCTGCGGCAAAAAATTTCTCCTACCCCTCCAACCCCCATTTTGGGTCTGTTTCGAGGTCGTTTTTGATGCTTTTTTCAAGTATTTTTGATGTGCCTCTTGACAATCTCTTGGTTTGTGATTATCATATACGCTTACGAAAAACGTAGAAGGAGGGTTTTGAAGATGGGTACGTTTACTCGACCTTGGGACATCGTTGCGGGGAGCCTCCCCGCTATTTTTGAAGTTGACTGCACAAAAGAACGTCCGGTGTTCTATCTTATGGATGATCTGTTGATGGGCATGGGCATGTTGAACACCTCTGTTTTTTATGGCGTTGAGGAGTTCAAGACTGACGGCCAAAGGTTGGCTGGGTTGGAAGTCCTTCGTCGTGTTGCCTCCCGCACCATTTCGTTCGGGAAGGCATTTGAGGTTTTGCCTCTACAGCAGATCGTTGATCCTGGTCAGTCCCGTGGGTACTTCTGCCCACTTACGTTGGAACTTGTAACCACCACGGTAGCGAGACTCATGCGGGCCGGTCTTCTCTTGAGGTTCGGGACGGCAACCATGGGAACCGCCCCATCATATTCGCTGAACTTTCAAAAGGTGTTTGCGTCTCTGTCTGAACGTGTACCGTTGCTCGGGAAGCAGTTTAAGCAGACGGACAAGATCAAAGATGCTTTGAAGGCCGTAATCAGTCATCGACATTTCGGTGTGGCGTGTGTGTTCGCGTCTCGTTTAGGAACGGGGGTGGACATACCAAAAAGTGATATTATGGAAATTTTAGCGGGAGTAACAAAGGACATGCCTAATTTCAAAGAGATGATGGCAGCAACGACAGCGAAGGCGAAGAAGGCGGAAGCGGCCCGCCTGGAAAAGTTGCAGGAGGCTCCGATCCTGCGGTGGAAGACCACGGTGAAGAAAGACATGGATGTTGAGAATCGTGTCTTTATCTATCCTGATGCGGTGATTGCTCATTGGGATAATGTCGTGCAGAAGCATGACAAATTCAAGGATGCCTCCCCGACTGTGATGACGAAGGGAGACAAGGCGAGTCTGAAGTCCAAGGTTATGTCCTTGGTGAAGAAGGGCATGACAGAGGATGACATCCGTGAGCATTTCCGTCTGATCGTTTTGGGGTGGTCTTACATCCGGGCACAGTCGGTCAAGACCGTAGGTGTTCGGGCTGATGGCACTACCTATTCGATGTACCTACCCGTCCATCCCACCCTGCGACTGTTCACTTATATGTGGGATGACCTCAACCCGCAGTTGCTTAAATCCGCCAAGCGGTTCCAGCGTCCTGCTGAACTCCCCACGGATACGAAGCCGAAGCAGACTGCAACAGAGGAAGAAGTTTTCCATGTCTAATACTGGCAGCGGTGATAAAAAGATTATTGACCGGGTGTTGCGGTTTCCTTGGGAACTCATAGATTCAACGCATGTGTGGGGTGGGACGGATGATAAAGAGGTTATCACAAAGATGCTGGCGGTGTCTGGGGTTTCTGATGCTTGTCTTGAACCACTCGTTAAGAACACAGCGAGGTTCGCTCAGATAGCCATTCCGAATATCTTGATGTTGAACAACAGTAGGAATCCTATCCTGGCATACAGGAACTTCTGGCGTAACCTCCCGCTTAGTCGGGAGATCGACAGACCTACGGATGTTTTGGGGCCGGAACTCACACAGGATGAACAGTACACAGTGATGCGTGCGTACAAGTTTGATGCACCGTACCGCACTGTGTTTCATTTTGCGAAGGACAAGGAGTCTGTTGATAGCCTTGCCAGTTACATTGTCGGGACGGCTATGCTGACTTCCTATGTCTGCTGCTTGTCTACGACTGTGGGCAACGCTTTTGATGTGAGCCGTGATAACTCCTTTTCACAGCAACCCCTAGAAGAGTTTGAAGCCTTGAGGCGTACCCCCATGTTGGTGCTGACTGATCTTGTAGACGGCACTAAGATATCCGGTGATAGATTTGAAAAGGGATATGGCACCTTGAGTTCCTTGTTATATGACCGCTATCATAACGGACGTACCACTGTGTTCATTGATGATGTGGCATGGCCTTTAATTGCTGATCCTGATGAGGGGGCACCCCGCTTTGACATGCAAGGTATCAAGGCAATCACAGATGAATGGCCTGCTATTTTGAAGAAGTATCTCATGGACACACGAACCCGCATCCATTGCGATTTGGACAAGAAGTCGAACAAGGGGGTTTGGCATGTCAGTCGGTAGATACTTCCTTCAATCTTTATTGCAGGGATCAGATTCCAAAGCAAAGAAAGCACGGTTTCTTCAGTCCAAACTCGATGGGGTGGATGAGAACGCTTTTGAACGTGTTGAAGAGCGTGACGCATTTACATACTTGAATGAGTTCTTTGAACAGTATGGTGTCCTCCCTTCTATCAATGTTGCACAAGCGGATACTGGTATTATTTTCACCGCAGCGGAACTTGAAGAGCCTTTTGAGTTCTGGTGTACTGCTTTGAAGGAATATCGTAAGGAAACGCTGATTGGTGATTTGGTTGCGGAGGCATCCCGCCTGCATATTGAGGGTAAAGTTGATATCCGCAACAAAAAGATAGAAGAGGCTTTGGAAGTTCTGCGTAATTTCGGGGAGGGCAAGAAGCACATCAAGAAATTGAGTGAACTTGTCCCAGAGATTATGGAGAGACACAACGCCATTCGCAGTAACGAGCGTGTGACTGGTGTTCGTTTTGGGCTTCCATATCTGGATGGTTTGACCGGAGGTGGGCAGGCATCTGACCTATGGGTCATTGCCGGTAACACAGGATCAGGTAAGACCTTCTTGCAGTGTCGCATGGCCCTTGGTGCTGTGATGGGTAGGAAGCCTGAACATTTTTTTGTGGGGATGGAGAACCTTCCCGAAATCTTTGAGCGTCGGCAGATTGGTCGGTTGCGGGAAGGTGAAGAACTGGAGACTTGGGAACCAGCTACAGCACTTTTCATTTCAATGGAGATGTCGAATCTTCAGATCGCTTCCAGGGCATTGTCCCTCGGGACTCTGACCAGTGGGACGCAGTTACGTCGTGGTGAGATGACCATGTTTTCTGAGCAATTCATTCAGGAGTTCAGTTCTCGTTGGAAGGCGTGCGGGGTGGACGAACGCCTGATTCTCATCGAAGGTAATATCAACATGACGGTGAACGATGTCTTATACTATATCCGTCAGTACCGGCCAGCTATCGTGTTTGTTGATGGTGCTTACCTCCTCAAGATGAAGGGCGGGCATGGTGATAAGCAGTGGGAGAGGATTTCAGAAATCTTGGAATTGTTGAAACGTATAGCGATGGCGGAACAGATTCCTATTATTTGCACCTTCCAGTTTAACCAGAAGGCCAAAGACCAGCAGGTTCACGACATCATGGGTGGTCAGGCCATTGGTCAGATAGCCTCTGTCATCATTAAAATATCTGACGACACTGAGGACATGACCGGGAAGGCGTTTACAGTAGCCGATATGGATGCCAAAGTCGCTACCCTGCTTAAAGGGCGTTCAGGTGAAAGAGGCCAGATCAAGTTGTTGTACAACATGACATCCACGCAAATCACAGAGACATCTGTCAGTGGTACGTCTGTTGACTTCGAGATGCAGACGCGGGGGGCAGACCCTATGCAGGCATTTGTATCCAGTAATCGTCCAGACGATGCCGATGACTTCATCATTGACATTCCAGAAGTTAGGAGTACCGATGATTCCAATACGGGTAGCCCTAATAGTACGTCCTCTTCCGGGGAACGGACACTTTCTAGTTTGTTAAGGCCCTAAGTTTCTACTTGACAGTTTTAGAACTTGTTGCTATCTTAGGTATCCCAAACGTGAGAATGGAGGGAACACACAAATGCTGCAAAAACTTTTCAAAATGGTGGGAGTACCGTGGACACCAAAGACGTAAAGACTTTCTTGGAACATGCCGGTCTGAAGAACATTCAGATCGACCAGGACCGGGGGTGGGTTCGTGCCAGTTGTCCTTTTGCTCCGTACAAGCATCAGAAAGGTACGGACTCCAACCCCTCCTTTGGGGTGAGGGTTCCTGATGAGGAGGTCAAGACTCCGTATTATACCTGTCTGTCTTGTGACTCTTCTGGGAGCCTCCCCGCCCTGGTGGCATCATTGCAGTTTCTTACTGGCAAGTCTTTGCGGGAAGCCAGTCTGTATATACAAAGTTTTCCAGAGGCATTCCCGTTCAATGAAGCGAACGGTGAGCATAAGAAAAAGCGTGTCAAGGTTGATAAGTACCTTGATGTGTATGAGCAGGAAAGGCACAACAATGTTCCCATCCCGCAGAAGACATTGGATAACTACCCATTGATTTGGGAGATAGACTCCGCTGCGGCAGAGGAGGCCAAGGATTACTTGAAGAGTCGAAAGATTTCAGAGCAGGTTGTTAAGGATTACCAGTTGCGCCTTTACGTTGACTATCTTGGGCGGGTGGGAATCATTACTCCCATCATGGCACAGAGCGGGAAAGACACATTAGACCTGTGGGTTAGGATGGTAGCCTCTAAGAGGTTCTTCAGGCTCACAGCAGAGATGACAGGATGTGTTGTCAACTATAAGGCCACAGGGAAGTGGTTCGGTCAGCAGTATTTGGGACAGAGCCAGACGGTCATCCTGGTGGAGGGGGCGTTTGACCTCCTACGCTTGGTGTCCATCGTTCCCAATAGGGATAAGGTGGTGGTGCTGGCATCTTTCGGGATGCCTTCCAAGGAACAGATTGATGGACTATACGCAACCAACGTGTTCGTGGGTTTCGATGCGGATGATGCCGGGAAGGCTATGGCAAGTAAGGTTATTCGTAATATAACGGTTCCGTTTCTGGCCGTACTGTATTGGGACTTGGTTGGGGTTAAGGATGCCGGTGATCTTTCGGATTCCAGCCAGTTCGTCAAGGTGTACAACGGGATGATTCATATCGACAAGAAGACCTTCACTGATGTTGAAAATCTTAAAAAATCTTCTTGACATTTTCTAGGAAAGTGCTTATTATTGTTTCTGAAGTCAATGTGAAAAAAGTTTGGGGGAGGAAAGAAAAATGCCATATTTTGCTTGACAAAACTAGAAAAAGTCGTATATTAGTACTGACACCTGGAGTGTCAAACAACCCATGTAAAGCCCCAGAGCGGGCGATAGGAGAAGACAGTTATGTCTGGTATTCTTTATGGTGACGATGGTTGGAAGCGGGATGCGGAAGAGCGTGAACGTGCAGCCGCACGCAAGATGGGAGGGGATGACTACCAGCCCTTCCGGTTCTTCCAGAAGGTGGGTGACTCCGCTTATCTGCTGTTTCTGGATGACCCGATTGCCTTTGTCGAGGAGCATGGTCTGTACCAGCCGGGGGCCAGCCCGCCCATTTCGTGGCATACCTGCGGAATGGACTTTTTCGGGAAGTGCCCTCTCTGTGATGGTGCCAAGCAGTACCCCGACAAGAAGGCCGGGAAGTCTCTCACCCTGTACGGGTCTGTTCTGAACCTGACCGGGTATCGAAACAAAAAGGGTGAGGAAGTCAAGATGGCGAAGAACCTGATCCAGTTGAAGGCGAAGGTTCGCGCCAAGGTTCCCGACAAGAAGGCTCTGGCGGGGGGTTCGATGGCTTGGTCGATTTGGAAGTTTACCCGCTACGACAAGCAGTCGGGGACGGGGGAGGATTTCGACTTCATCAAGAAGGTGTCGCCTGCTGATCTCCAGGCTGACCCCGAACTGATGCGGTTCCTTCCCCAAGGCATCCCCTTTGAGGATTTCATCCAGCCGTTTGACTACGGGAAGATTCTGGCCCCTCAGAGTCTTGAAGCTCTGGAGGACGCCGCGAAGCGTTTCTTCGGTGGTGGTGTGACCAGTTACTCTCAGCCTGCTCCTGCCCCGATGGCGGCTCCCTCCCTGGTGGCCCCTTCTGAGGCCCCTGCCGACCTTGTGTCCCCTCCCCCTGCCGGTATGACCGGCCAGGACATCCGCTCCCTCCTGTAAACCTCCAGCCTCCTTGGGATGGGAACTCACGATGGGTGGGTTCCCTCCTTTGGAGTTTCTTTGTGTGTCTGCTGGATTAGCTCAAATGGCTAGAGCCGCTGACTTGTAATCAGCAGGTTGCGGGTTCGAGTCCCGTGTCCAGCTCCACTAAAAATTTCGCTTGACAAGTTTAATAACAACAGGTATAGTTAAAGCATACTTTAATAGAATTGTAAGAATAGGTAAAAACGTGTTTTCAAAAGCCATTGATTCCACACACTACTTCGTTCAGAAGACAGAGATTCCGATTGACTTGGATGTCCTCCGGGGGCGTCTCACAGTACGCTCCAAGTTCAAAGATAATGAACCGATTAAGACATACAAGGAAACCGAAGATTACTTTGGTATTCCTCGTCATTATTTTGACACCGGGGCTATCGCAGACGAGATCATTGATGCCCGTTCCTTTGGGACTCCCGTAGACATTCAGTTTGTTGGGGAGCTACGTCCCCGTCAACTCCCTTTGGAGCAGAAATTTCTTGCTGGTGTAGAGGCCGGTAGCACCGGGTTCATTCTTGCTGCTTCGACAGGGGTGGGCAAAACAGTCATGTTTCTCAACTACTTAGCGCATCTCAAAACTACAGCACTTATTGTAGTTCCTCGCTCCCGCATTGTTGACCAATGGAAGGAACGTATCCTTCAGTTCACGAATCTAACAGAAGACGATATTGGTATTGCACAGCAGAACGTGTGCAATTATGAAGGCAAGAAGATCGTCATCGGTATGCTGCATAGTCTTGCTAAAGACAAATATCCTGAAGAGTTTAAGAAGTATTTCGGGGTGGTTTGTTTTGATGAATTGCATACGGTGGCTGCCACTACATTCTCTACGGTTGTAGGTATGTTTCCAGCCCGCTACCGTTTAGGATGCTCTGCTACGTTAGATCGTCCAGATGGCATGTCCACGGTGTTTGAGTGGGCATTGGGACAGTGTAAGATCGAACTCAAGGGTACAACCGATGTTGTGCCTAAAGTCATTTTAAGGGAATACACGACAGAAAGCACGAAGCATCCGTACCTCCATCAACTAACAGATGCAAAGAAACGCAGAGGGATCATCATTTCAGCATTGGCTGAAGATGGAAAAAGGAATCACTTTCTCTCGTCATTCATCACGCAGATTGAACAGTCGGGAAGGCGCACATTGATGCTGTCTGATAGGACAGAGCAGTTGAAGACTGTTCAAGCCATACTGGTGCATAAACACGGTTACAATATAACTGAGGTAGGTATCTTCGATGGAAAGACTAAAACGGCTGAAAAGGAACGTGTGCTGTCTTCTTGCAAGGTTATATTGGCTACCTATGGTGTGATGAACATGGCGATTGATGTTCCTGATCTTCGGGGATTGGTGTTCGGCACCCCGACATCCCACGCAGAACAGGCTGTGGGTAGGATACTTCGCATGTGTGATGACACGAAAGAACCTGTAGTGTTGGACTTGATTGACACGGCGTACAAGGAATGTGTTCGGTGGGCTATTACTCGACAGAGTATGTATCGCAAGAATAAGGCAGTCCTGGTAGCATGAGTGAAAACGGTAAGACTGTTTCTTACGAGCCTAAAAGTCTTCAGCGTGTCCACCCCCATTTACGGACACGAAATCGAGAGTATGATCGTCAGAAGTTGTCAGGCCAACTTGCAGAATTGGAGAGGTTGGAGAACACTCCAGAAGAATCGTTGACTGATGAAGAGAAGATCAGATTCAAGATGTTGCAGGGGAATAAGTATAGGATTGGCTGGTATCGCATCCCGCACATGCGGGAGTTGATTGACAGGAAATTGCAGTACGATAAACTCAGGTCTGAACTTGAACAAGTACGCAAGAAAAATGCGGAGGCTATTTTTGAAGCCGAAAGCATGATACAGGACTTAGGCAATCGAGGTAATCCGTATGCTATATTCACTATTAAAGATGTTGCTGGTGCAGTTGGTAATGGTGTTCGTGTTGTCAAGATGATTAAGGAAGGTATCATTCCTGAACCGTATAAAGTTGAGACAGAGAAGCGGACGTATCATTACTTCGATGAGTTGCAGATAGCGTTATTGTGTGAAGCGGTTGAGCATTGTGGAAAGGGTGATTGGGAATGTATCAGGAACTATTTACGTCCCAGATGGGGATGGAGGGTGTATGACAAAGGGAACGGCACTTACAAGTTCCAACGGCTTGGTGACGGTTCGTAGGACTATGTTTGGTCAGGAGGCGGTGTCTGAAGAGACTATTGATATTCGCCCGTTTGCTACCGATCCCGCCCGGATTCGGGTTGGACGGGGCCTGACCATTGGGCTGCCGAATTACAGTTCTGCCAGGGTTGATGTCTCCATTGAGCTTCCTTGCTACGTGGAGGAGGCTGTGAAGGTCTATGAGGAACTGACGCAGAAGGTGGAGGTCTTGGTTGAAGAAGAGGCTAAGAAAATTCTGCAATTAACTTCAAAGTCCGACCAGCCCGCCAAGGCTGCAACCCTTTTCTAAACGGAGGAACCGTGGCGAATTTCAACGATGTGTTGTCTTCCAGTGCCCGTCTCAAGAAGATGTCTTCCTTGGTGTCCCCGATGTTCAAGGATGAGGTATACCGGGATTACCCACGGCTCCCGTCCTATGTATTCGGATTTGACTTTGCGACTGCTGGAGGGCTTCCCTGTGGCGTCATGACCCATCTCTACGGACTCCCCGCCTCTGGCAAGAGTACGTTCACGCACCTGATGGCGAAGGCTGTCCAGAAGACCTGTATGAATTGCCTCAAGCCGCTGTCCATGTGCAGTTGTGAGAATCAACAGGTCGGGAAGGTTCTCTACGTCCTCACTGAAGGGAACAGCATTGACGAATCTTACCTGTTGAAACTTGGGGTGGATGTGAAGTACCTCCCCGATGGTTCGTGGGATGAAGATCGGAACAACATCATCAGGGCCATGCCGGAATACGGTGAGCAGGCGTGTGACATCATCATGGCTGCTGTCCAGGCTGACGATATCTCGTTAATCATTGTGGACAGCATTGTGGGTATCACCTCCAAGGCCATTTTGGAGTCTGACTTTGAAGATCGTCAGTATGGTGGGGACGCCCTCCTGATCGGGAAATTGACTAAGAAGTTGAATCTGCAAATGATCCAAGAGACGAAGCGCGGACACAAAGTGTCCATCATTTTCCTCAATCAGTTACGGGCGAAGATGAACGCCTCTCTGTATGAGGAGAAGGAGCAGACTCCTGGTGGTTATGCGCTGCGTCATGCTTGTCGTTTGTCCATCAACGCCTCGCGTCTTTCTGCTGACCCCAAGGAGCGGGATGCAGACGCCAAGGTCAACTATGCTGACAAGTTCAAGCTCTCAATGGTGGGCCAGACATCCAAGCAACAGATTTTTTTGATTGCTGGTCAGGCTGATTATCGTGTCGTGCAACGCCCCTTCGATGGCTATGAAGAAGGGACTATCCTTGATGCAAATGAATGTCTGGCTGTTGCAAAAGACCGACTTGGTATCTTTGTTAAGGAAGGTGGAGTCTATACATTGATGGGGTTGGATTGGAAGTTTCTCAAGCAAGACGACTTCAAAGAGGTCTTTAGAACAGGACAGTACATTGACCCGGATACCGTGGAGGTCACAGAGGGTGCTGACGACATCATCAAGTACACCCTGGTGCAGGTTGCTCGAAGCGTTGCGCGTAGGAATATCGAAGAGAAGTACAACAAAAAAGTTATAACCATCGGTAGTAAAGACGCCCCTATTGAGGACTAGATTCTGATGGACATCTGCAACTATGAAGAACTTTGTGGACTACTGAATATAAGTCCAAGTTCCTTTCGGAGAATGGGGTGGCGTCGGCTGCCCCATTTCTTCGCAGGGGGCGGGAAGGACTTGCGCTCTGCCCGTTTCATGATTAACGATGTCATGGCAGTTTTTCAGGAGGAGGCCCATGACAATCGAAGGCTACAAGACCAAAGACGGGCAGCGGTATCGGGCGGTGTTCGAGTTCCAGGGACAAAGGCACAAGCAAAGAGGATTCCAGACGCAAAGGGAGGCCGACGCCTGGATAGTGGACGAAAGGAGACGCTTAAACTCCGAGATGGAACGGAGCTTGTGCTGCCACATTTCTGACTTTTCTAAGAAGTATTTTGAGGCAGAGGCATCCCGCATTTCAGCACAAACGCTCAGTTACAAGATGAAGTATGTTCAGGATTTCTTTGCATTTTTGGGGAAGGATACCCCTATTGAGGACATCACCAGGGAAGTGGCTATTGCTTTTCAGAAGTACATGCTCAGAACCACCAACCCTATCAATGTGAATCGCTACATTAGAGAGTTACGAGTCCTTTGGAATTGGCATATCACTAACACAGGGATCGTGTCTTCCAACCCTTTCAAGGTTCCTAGTCTACCTGAATCCAAGTACGTTCCGTACATCCCACCCAAAGAAGATATTGAAAGAGTTCTTGATACTGCCGAAGGGTGGATCAAGGACTTTTTGCTTTTGGTGTTAGCGACTGCTGCCAGGAGAAGTGAGATACGAAAACTCACTTGGGATGATATTGATTTTCAGAAGAAGATCATCAGGCTAAAGACTAAAAAGAGACGGGGTGGCGGGGAGGAATGGGACAACCTTCCGATGAATAGCATCGCTGAAAGCGTCCTTCTCCGTAGACATCTAGAGCGGGAGGGGGATGGAATCGCGGTATTCCCTCCCAAGTATCGTACCAAGAAAATGACGGCATTTCGTCATATCAATACTGTTTCCGAGATACTTCATAAGTTATGTGTGAAGGCTGGAGTCAAGCCTTTTTCCTTCCATCCCCTCCGTCATTATGTCGCTTCCATCCTTCGGGACAAGCACCAAGCCAGCCTGTTTGAAATCCAGCACGTTCTCCGGCACAAGAAGCCTGGAACCACGGCTATCTACCTAGACACGTTGAAGACTCCTGTTGAAAGACCTCTCAACTCCCTGTCAGATGAGTTCTCTGCCTTCCTGTGATCTGTGGGGTGGGCTGTGGGGTGGATTCTCTGGGGTGGTATGAAAATCATTGAAGATTTTTGGGAGGAAAGCCCACCCGCCGAAACAAAAAAGTAAGCAATTCAAGGGTTATATCTGAAGATTTTGGGATGGCCGTGTTGCTAGGTTAGCCAGTCACGCGAAACATAGAGCATAAGAAAAGGGAGCAAGTCTAACGACTTAACTCCCTTTTCGGTTTTTTGTGGGGTGACTCTGCGGGGTGGATTTATTTTAGAGGCGTCCTTCCCGCATCTCCTGGTTCAGAAAGAGGACTTCTGCTTCCAGGGCATCTTTTCGTTTGGCGTAGGTGGCGGGAAGGAAACACCCTGCGTACTGTCCCACCAAGAACTCCACTGTCCAACCGCCCTCATCCTCGTTAAACTCCACACGGGAAGCACGTTGAACTTGGGTGGTCCCCACCCCCGCCAGGAGGTCATCGTGGAGTCCTTCAATCGAACCGTCAGGGTGAATACGGTATAACTTTTTCATGGCGTTTCCTTCCCGCTTTTTAGCGGCTGACGGTGATGCCAGCACCTTCGGTTTTGTAGTAGTCAGCAGTCAACTTCTGATCCGTAGTGGTTCCAAGAGAGTCCATGAACTTCTTGGCAGTCTCCACACAACCCTTACCAGCAAACCCTTCGGCCTTGACTTCGATGTTCGTACCGTCAGGGGAGATGATGAATTTCACTTTCTTCATGTTAGCGAACCTCAATTTCAAGAACAAGGTTTCCTTTCGCATCCACACCGCAGTTACGGAAAGCAGCCCCGGACATGATAGCCTTCTGCTTCAGGATGTGTTGGGTGTATTCCTGATTGAACCTGTAGTAGTCGCGGGCCATAGACCACTCGTCCACCACAGGAGTGCCGTCCACCCCGATCACGTACTTGACCTTTCCGCTCTTGTCTCGCAGGACAGTAGCATTTTTGACTGTTTCTTTGGAGTAGGAGTTGGTGAAGTCCTGCTTCTGCATGGCCCATTCCATAGCCTTGGCAGCAACTTCAATCGCCTTCGCATTGGTCAACTTGATCGACACTTTACTCAAATGGCTCATTTCTTTTCCTCCAAGTACTTGTTAGAACACTCCTCACATCTAATCACACTATCAAAGAAAGTCCACCCCTCATTCTGACACCTAAGTACAACTTCCGTCTCTGAGGTTACAGCGTACACAGTTATGAGCACACCACATTCGTCACACTCTGCTGTCATATCAGAAGGAAAAATCACAGTAGCCTCAACCTCCTTGTTTCATTCGGATAAACCGAACAGCGTTTTGTTGTTCAATTTCCTTTGGCAACGTGATGGTCAACATCTTCTGGTGCGTATCCAACGAGATGGGTTGCGTGTTCAGTAGAAGTTTGTAACTCAAACTGTCCTGTTCCACCACCCCGCTTTCAATGACTTCCTTCTTCGTCAGGATACGCCCACGGGTCTTGAAGAACCACTTCTGCTTCCGCACCAGATCGTTGTACGACTTGACCTCTACGGTCTGCGGGCGGGCAGGAACCTCAAACTTGATGTAGTATGAATACGTCAGTCGAGGTTTCGCAAACTCTGCTTCCAATATGAATATCTTTGCAATAGGGATATCCGTCTCAAAAGCATACTTCCCAGACACACCAGCGGGCAGGACATCCGGCTTCAGTACCCATCCGTTTTTCTGTGCTTCCCATACCGGGATTTCCTTCCCACCAGAAACCAGGAACAGCAGAAACTTTGCTTGCGCTCCAGGCTTGAAGCTGTTCGTCCCACCGTTGTACTCGAAAAAGTATGACATCCCTTCCCTCCCCGTCGTTGTTGAAATAGATAATACCACTTTCTTTGGTTTTGTCAAGGGGTTTTTCACATTGACTTCAAAAAAAGCCCACCTTTTTGGGGTGGGCTTCTTGGTTACTTCGCGTTTTCCAGCGTTTGTCGGATGTGGGGTGGAATGTCCAGGGTGATCTTCAGATGTCCTTCAGACATCGCTTCGATCTTGGCAGCAAAGTCCAGAACTGATTGCCACCCCCAAGCTACGACATTCGTTTTATCGACACCCTCAACAGCGGACAAGCAGAACTCCGTTTGAGTCCTAACGGTAGCCTTACGCACAGGGGCACCGGGCTTGAACTCCCAATCAGGAAACAGCCCTGTGTCGTACTGTTCCATCCCGGTTTCTTGAGGCTCAATCTCTGCCAGGATAGGAGCATCCATCACAGCCACCTCCTCCACGACATCTTCTTTCACTTTACGCGGCCTTCCCATCAGTCCCCTCACTAGTTTCGGGTTTATTGCCTTCGTCCTCTCCACCCCCAACAGCAGGCTCCTGACCTTGAGGATTCTGAGGATCACCTTCGCCTTGACCGTAGATCGTGCCGTAGTTGTAGAGAGACTTGCTGAAAGCAAGCGGGGAGTCCGCCCACTCTTCATGCTCACCCACATACGGACGAAGTTGTGCATTAAAGTTCTCGTTAAAGAACTCAATGAGTTCATTGGGAGACAGGACACCTGTGTTGACGATGTGGGGGAGAAGACCCATAAGGTCAGCATTGGACTTGATAACAGGATCAACGGTGTCAAAAATCCACTCAGAAACGCCAAGGGCTTTTACGATGGTGTTGTTGATAACGTCATCGAACTTGTTGCGGGCCGGGATGAACACCTGATCTTCTGTGGCGATACGCAGAAGGTTGGCACTCGCGTAGTTCAACCCCGTATGCTCACCAAGGAACATGGCGGGGAGGCGGAAGCCAAAGGAACGGATAGCCCCCCGGCTGTCTTCGAGATACTTCTGGAAGGTAAGGTCATCCTTGCGGTATTCAGTCAAACTGGTGACGTTGAGTTTGGGTGGGGTGTCCTTCCCCTGGAGGTTGAAAGATGTACCAGAGGCTTCCAGCAGCAGGGGCTTATTGAACTTACCGATGTCCTCTGTATGGCCCTTCAGCATCGCCAGGAGGTCATTCATGGACTCTTCGGTGAGTTCCCCGCCAGCAATCGTAATCAAGAGGGGCGGGATGCCCTGCGACTCAAAAAGGTTGTGGTTGATGAAGTCAGCCTTGGTGATACCCATGACATTGAGAAGCGTTCCAATCCAACGTGGGATACCATAAGTACCGTTGCCGTACTTGAAGTGAATAACCTCAGTAGCATTTTCCCAGACATCATCTGAGTTATCTTTTTCCTCTTCCGTATGCCCGGTAAGAGCATTGATGTTACGCGGATCACCGAACTCTTTGAAGAAGCGAACGTCCTTCCCTAGAGTACCAGTGACCGCCTTGGGGTTGGAGATGCCCATAACGAACTTACGGAACCTTTTGCGGGAAGGAATCTTGATGTCCTTCCCATCCCGAGTCACATCCAGCACGATGTTAGTGAAATCACGATCCAAAGGGGTGAGACGCATACGCTTGGCGTCCAGCCAGAACAGTAGGGTAGGCTCCCCTTTCAGGTTACGCACAACTTCGATGTAACCATTTCCGGTGACACTGTAGTCACGATCCACGAACTCACGCAGGGCACTGAAAGACTCCTGCCCATTCGGGCAGTCAAATAGATTCTCCAGTTTCACTTTTTCGGGGTGGGCCTCATACTTCTCAGCGGGAGGGAGGTTATCAACTTCCGACCCACTTTTAGGCTTGATCTTCCACCCATAACCACCCACGTTGAAAATGAAAGCATCAACACATGCCTGGAGACAGCCACACTCCTCATAGAGTTCATACATACGCTCTGGCGAGTACGGGGGCTTCAGGACAAGTTTCGTCTCGTAGTGAGTCTCATAGAAGTCGTCATAGGCAACCTGACGGGAGAAGGCTTTGACGCTATCTCCCTGTTTTGAAGTCAACTGCGAAATCTCAGCCATGATCCTTTTCCGAAAAGCGGACTTGTGCTTGGCCTCTTTCAGTCCCTCTTTGAAACCTTCCGCAAACGGGTCGGTTGTCACTTTTGCCATCTGATTGCTCCTAGAGTTGATAGTCTTCAAGGGTTGCCAGGGTTTTACCTGTCTGGATATCCGACCCGAACGGGATGGGAAACTCAATCCCAAATTCTTTCTTAATCGGCGGGTTGACCATGCACTCATACAGGCGGGGTGCAAACGTCGGGATGAAGTCATCCCTAACCATGTAGATAAGTTCGTCGTGGATGAAGCAAACCAACTTCGCTTTATCTTCACAGATGTTCTGTCTGTGGGCAGTCAACGCAGAGAACAAAACAGTATCATTACTAGCAGACTGAATCGGCGTGTTGATTGCAGCCCGCTCATCTTCAGACCGTTTAGAGAAGTCCTTGGAGTTGATATTAGCAAGCCTACGAATAAACCCATAGTCTGTACGGACAAACCCCTGCTCTTTGGCTTTAGCTATTTCGTCTCTATGCCATCCTTCTAGAGCGGGGTAAGCAGTGAAGAACCCTTTTCTAAAGGCTTCTGCCTCTGCGAGTGTGATCTTAACCCCGTACTCATCACGAGCATATGCTTGCAACTTTTTCGCCTGCATACCGAA